CGACGGCGCGATCTGGACAACATCCAGAAGGCGCTGCTCGATGCGATCGTAGCCGCTGATGTCATTGACGACGACAGCTTGATTGACGCGCTATCCATCACCCGGCATGACGCCTGTGAGGATGGCAAAGTGATTGTGAGAATCAGACCGTATGTCAAAGCGATGTGAAGTCTGCGGAGTGGAATACACGCACCGCTGCTGGAATACGAAATACCACTCGATCATTATCGAGATAGAAAACAAGAACACCATTGAAAAGCTCATTCAGAAACTAGGAGATGGCATCGATGAAGGAAGAAAATCTGCAAAGGCTCTGGGCCGAAGTAAGAAATCTAAATCAACAGCTTGCAACAGTTCACCGCGAAATATCCCGCGTCGAACTTGGTTTGCCGGAACCCTTCGACTTCGGTAAAGATTGGATACCGCCGTACTTGAGGGAAGGGTCATGTATACCGTTACGGACGACGATGTTACCGACGAAGAATTGAGCAACGTAGATACCATCGTGACGCTCGCGATCGCTTGGCATACCATGCGTGAATACGAACGAGTACTGAAGCGGATCTCGAGATGGAAGGACGATGGCCCCTCGATCTGGGCGCGCCGGGTGTTGAACGAGTACGAACGGAGATTGGATTCGTGAACGATGGAATCAAGCTGGCCCCGTGTCCCGGCTGCAACAACAGCGGCTGGATTAACGACGGGTACGGCGATTGGATCAGATGCGTCGATTGCAACCCGCCTCCACCGTCAGCAAAGGTGCTGGAGTTTGCGAGGGGTGCTCGGGTGCGCAAGCCGAAAAAGCCGGTAGACGACTTGCCTCCCGCGGCATAGAATCCTGATATGAAACAAGGGCTCTACGCGAACATCCATGCCAAGCGCGAGCGCATCAAGGCCGGAAGCGGCGAGAAGATGCGTAAGCCCGGTAGTAAAGGCGCACCGACAGCAAAGGCGTTTCGGGAATCCGCTAAGACTGCGCTGAAGAAATGAAGGTCGCGCGCCTTGGAGACAATGGGAATGATGAAGCTCCTCCGGTTAGGCGTGGTATCGCTGGCGACATCCGTTTGGGAGCGGCTGCTTTCCGTCCTATTGCGGCTCGAGCAACTCGCCTTGCGGGTGCGCAAGCGGTTAGTCCGGTGAGGCTCGGCGGCAGCACGGGTGGCCGCATTCCGTTCTACGAGGATCGCGATACCCCGACAAACGATGTGAGGCTGGTGCCGTGAAAACCCCTGCATGGCAGCGCAAGGCTGGACAGAATCCGAAGGGCGGTCTTAACGAGGCTGGCCGACGATCCGCGAAGGCCGAGGGGATGAACCTCAAGGCTCCGGTCAAGTCCGGCGACAACCCGCGGCGCGCATCCTTCCTCGCTCGCATGGGCAACGCTCCCGGCCCGATGAAGGACGAGAAGGGACAGCCGACACGAGTGGCACGCGCCCTGCGCGCATGGGGTGCCAGCAGCAAGGAAGATGCTCGAGCGAAGGCCCGGGCGATTAGCGCGCGTAATAAAGGAAAGTGACCGTGCCTTTAATTAAGTCATCCTCTGCTAAAGCTTTCCGCGAAAACATTCGCACCGAGATCAAGGCTGGCCGACCGACCAAGCAGGCTGTCGCGATCGCCTACGCTACAAAGCGATCGGCTGCCGCCAAGAAGGGCGCTGCAAAGCGTAAGGGCTAATGGATAGAGCCGAGCAAGTCCGGCGCGTACTCGAGCTGATTGAGGAGGGAATGTCCGAGAGATCAGCCTGCGCGGAAGTAGGAATCAGTCGCTCGACGTTCAGAACGACGGCGCTGAGAGTCAATTCGGGCGACCACTACGCGCGCGCGCTAGAAGCTCTGGCGCAGGATCAGGTCGAGAAGGCCGAGCAAGTCATCGAGGATATGCGCTCCGGCGTCATCGACGCACAGCAGGCCCGGGTCGAGCTCGATGCTCGCAAGTGGTTCGCGTCCAAGTTCCTACCCAAACGATACGGCGACAAGGCCGAGGTCGAGCACTCCGGCAACGTCGGTCTGACCGTCAACGTGGTTCGCCTAACCGATGCCGACAATAACCCTGCCTCATAACGGCTGGAGACCAAGACCGTACCAGTTGGGGGCATGGGGTGCGCTCGAGAGCGGCACCAAGCGCCTCGCATTGGCATGGCATCGACGATCGGGTAAGGACGACATCAGCCTGCATTGGGCCGCGGTGTCCATGATGACTCGCGTCGGTTCGGTGTGGCATATGCTTCCGCAGGCCAACCAGTCGCGCAAGGCGATCTGGGACGCGGTGAATCCGCACACCGGCAAGCGCCGCATCGACGACGCATTCCCGATGGAGCTGCGCGAGAGCACTCGAGAGCAGGATATGTTTATCCGGTTCAAGAACGGCTCGACATGGCAAGTCGTCGGCTCCGACAACTACAACAGCCTCGTGGGCTCGCCCCCGGTGGGTGTGGTGTTCTCCGAGTACGCGATGGCAGATCCCAACGCATGGGCTTTCCTGCGACCGATCCTTGCCGAGAACGGTGGCTGGGCGATCTTCATCTCGACACCCCGCGGCAGGAACCATTTCGCTCGGCTAGTCGAGTACGCCAAGCAGGATGCCGATTGGTTCGGTCAAGTGCTCACGGTCGAGGATACGAAAGCGATCCCGATGGCGACCATCCAGCGCGAGCGCAAAGAGCTGCGCATGGAGCGTGGAGACAAGGAAGCCGAAGCGATCATCCGGCAGGAATACTATTGCGATTTCGACGCAGACATTCCGGGTGCCTACTTCGGTGAGGCGATCCGCAGCGCAGAGGTCAACGGCAGGATCGGCGAGTTCCCGCACGTTATCGGCCAGCCTGTCGGTACGGCGTGGGATATCGGTGTCGGCGACTCCACGATCATCTGGTTCTACCAGCTCATCGGTCACAAGGTGCGAATCATCAACGTGCTCGAAGGCTCCGGTGTCGGGCTCGAGTGGTACGTCAAGAAGCTGCTCGCGATGGATTACGTCTACGGCGATCACATCTGGCCGCATGACGGCGCTGTGCAGGAATGGGGATCTGGTCAGTCTCGAGTGCAAGTGGCCGCGGGCTATGGCCTCAAGCCTCGCATCCTCGAGCGCGACTCGGTAGACGATGGCATACAGGCTGCGCGAATGATGCTGCCTGCGACCGAGTTCAATACCGCACCAGATCCGTTCCCGGGCGAAACGGCAGATGAGGCGAAGTCCCGTATGACTCGCGCGCTCGACGCCCTGCGGCAGTACAGACGCGAATACGACGACAAGCTCCAGCGGTTCAAGGACAAGCCGCTGCACGATTGGACGAGTCACTACGCCGACGCATTCCGCTATCTCGCGAAGGGTCGCAAGCCGTTCCGCGGTACGGAACAGGCGCGTCGTCCAAGCCATCAAGTGGCAGTAGCAGACTACAGGGTGCTGGGGTAGACTTACCGCGCAACCCGAAAGGAGCGCCAGATGTCAAGTCTTTTTAAGCCGAAGATGCCCAAGATCGAGCCGACGCCCCCGCCTCCGACGGTGGATGAAGCGCAGCTCTCGCGTATTGAACAGCGCCGCATGGCTCGTCGCCGTGGCCGCGCGTCTACGATTATGTCGACACCGGCCAGTCAGCAGACTGGTTCGGTAGCGGTTTCGCGTTTGCTCGGAGGTGGCTAATGAGCGCAATGGCTATGGCCGGAAAGGGCCTGTACAAGAAGGGCAAGAAGAAAGGTCAAGCTCAAGGCATGGCCGAGGGCATGAAGCAGGGCGAGATGAACGCCGCTCAAGCCATTGCCAAGCGCAAGGATGAGGCTGCCAAGCGCGCTCGTGGGATGATGTAATGGCGACCAAGAAGATATCGGCACTAACGTCTCTTGCGCAGGATTTAGTCGATCCTGCTGCTGACGTTTTGCCGATTGTCGATACCGGCGCTGGCGAAACCAAGAAGTCGACCGCGGCTGCGATCGTCGGTAAGTCGATCGGTGCGCTGGCTGCAACGTGGAATAACGCCCTGACGACGTTCAAGGCTCGCGTGTTCAACGTCACGGATACTGCTTCGGCTGCCGGATCTCTGCTCGATGATCTGCAAGTCGGCGGTGTGAGCAAGTGGTCGGTGCGCAAGGATGGCGAGCTGACGGTCGGCATCGTGCCTTTCGCTCGATTGCAGAACAACAGCATCGGATCTTTCTATTCGACGGCTGACCAGATCGGTAACGTATCGACGCCGACCGCATTCACGTTCAGCAACACGGTGGCATTCTCCTCCGGCGTCTCGATTGCCTCGAGCAGTCAGATCACGTTTGCGAATGCCGGCACCTACCTGTGCAGCGTTAGCGTCCAGTTCAATAACGCCGACAGCTCTGATCACGACGTTACGATTTGGTACCGCATCAACGGAACCGATGTCACGGCAAGCGGAAGCAAGCTCACGGTGCCGAAAACTGGTGATGGCGGTAAGGCGGTATTCGAGCTGACGTTTATCGAGCAAGTCACGGCAGGCCAGTACATCCAAGTGATGTGGCTGCCAGAAGATGCTGACGTTACGGCTGATCACACGGCTGCGGCTGCTGGCCCTCCGGCAATCCCGGCGATCCCCTCTGTTTTGTTCTACGCGCATCGCATCGCGTAATCGGAGACTGAAATGGCAACAGGCATTGTTCTCGCATCTAACGCTAGCGCAACGGGCGCGTGGTTCATGTGGCCGGGTGGCCGCGGTGAGTTCCGCGTTGAGGGTTCGTTCCCCGGCACGGTCAAGCTCGAGTGCAAAGGCCCGAACGGCACAGCGCAGGATGTCGGCACCAACACGACGCTGACTGCTTCCGGCGGTGGCATCTTCGAACTCGGCGCTGGTGAGATCCGCTGCAACATCGCGACCGCTACCGCGGTATACGCAATGGCTCTGCGGATTCCGTCTGCTGCGTTCTGATGAGAACTGACGAGCGCACAGACGAGAGGACGTTTGGTCGCACGGCGACTCGGGATAACCCGCAGTTCATTTCGCCTGATGATTTGGTCGGAAACGTCGAGCTTGAAGATGGCGCGAATGTCCTGCTTGAGGACGGCGCATTTATCCTTTTGGAGTAACCAATGGCTACTGACAAGAAAATTAGTGCGCTGACGTCGGGCATTCCGTCGACGACTGCTGATGAATACATCATCGCCAGATCAGGCAGTAACTTCAAAATCACCGATCGCCACATTCGATCGATCCCGCAGTCTGGCTCTGCGAAAACGACCAGTTACTCGCTGGCGACAACTGACGTTGGCCGGTTCATCGAGGTGGGCGCTTCTGGCTCC